TGAAATCTTGGCAACAATAGAAACAGAAATTTATCATCAAAAGCCAGTGACAATCTCGGATGCCTTTTTCCATCCGGACACTAACGCTCTTCTATTCGTCGAGCCTCTTTATCGCGGTTATGTAGACACAATCGAGCACGAAATGGGCAACAATGGGCACCTAACCATGCGTTGCGAAAGTAGAGCGGTCGATAATGGTAAAACCGGCTATCGTGTGCGGTCGTATGCCGACCAACAGCTCATCAGAACCGATGACAACTTTTTCCAATATGTCGAAAGTGCCCAAAAGGAAGAAGTCTACTGGGGCGCTGTAAAAACGAAAAGTTGAGGCTCTGATGCGAACAAAAGGTTGGGAAGATGCACTGGCAAGTGTGATTGAAAAACACGCTAGCCAGCCGCTGATCTATGGCATC